TCACCAAGAGTATTCATTAATGTTAAGAAATAATCAGTTCCAGCAGTATCTAAACTTGAATCAAAGATTTCATCTAGTAGAAGAAGATTAGTATTAACTGAATTCTTCATCTTGGCAATTTGACGCCAAGTAAAAAGAATTGAAAGGTCAATACGCATTTTCTCACCTTCAGAGAAACTTGCATAAGTAAACTCATCTCGAAAGCGAGATTTAATCTTCTCATTAAACGCTTCATCTAATTCAAAGTGAATATATGTATCCATAGCATTAAGATACTTATTAATTAACTTATTCATGGCTGGTAGATACTCACGAATAATTGCAGTTTTAATACCAGTGTCTTTCAAAAGGACATTGGCAACTTCCTCAATATTCCTATGCTCTTGAAGTTGATTTTTAGCAGTGATCTTAGCAAGAGCATCTGTAGCAAGTTCTTTTAATTTGGTTTTCTCTTCATCGATATTTGTTGTATCAGTTTTTGCGCTTTCAACCTCAGTTTGCATTTCTTTAATTTGCTTATTGAGCAAGGTGATTGTTGAGTTTCTTGTAGATAGTTCAATATTTTTGTTGGTAATTTCTGATTGTATTTTAGCAAGTTCAGATAACTTTTCATTAAGTTTGGTGAGTACTGCTTCAAGGTCACCAACTTTTGTGTTTTGTTCCAACAGTTTTGAATTAAGATCTTCGACAATCCTCGATTTATGTTCCTCTGGGATATTCTGGTCACATGATGGACAAACATCATGCTCGTTAAAGAACTCTGTGTGGTGCTCGCAAGTTTCGATTTTTTGAAGCAACTTTGATTTAATTGACTTGGCTTTGTCAATATCTTCGTATACAGCTTCCTTGTCATTGATGCTTGATTTAAGAGTTTCGATCTCCGAAAGGATAAGTTGGATCTCACCCTCTGTCTGTAAAATTTCACTATTGTTAGCAGAAATTTTTGATAGGATGTTATTGATGTTTTCTGTTTTTGCTTCAGTAATAGTTTTAATGATAACTTGTTGCGAATCAACTTTATCTTTTGCGCTTTTGATTTCATTCTCGGTTCTAGTAATAGCATCCTTAGTCTCCTGCGCCTTTTCTTTAAGAATCTGATTCATAGTAGAGAAAATACGAATATCTAAAATATCTTCAATAACATCCCTACGTTGGGAAGACGATAACTGCATAAATGGAACAAACGACGCTGAACCGAGAATAACAACCTGAGTAAACGTCTTATAGTTTAATCGGAGAATTTGTTGCTCAAGGATCTTTTGATAGTCACGAGAAGCAGCATCCTGATTAATCATTTCATTGTCAACCCAAATCTCAAATACGTTTGGTTTAATACCACGAATAATTTTATATTCTTTACCATTAATATCAAACTCAACTTCAACTAGACAGTTCTTACCATTAATAGAATTGACTAGTTGACCTTTATTAACATTGCGGAATGGTTTTCCAAACAATGAAAAACACAATGCATCTAAGATTGTGCTTTTACCTTCACCATTTTTACCAATGATTAAAGTTGTTTGAGATTTGTTTAATAATACTTTATTTGATGCGTTACCAGTTGAAAGGAAATTCTTCCAACTTACACTTTTAAATACGATCATTTTTTATATTTCATTCCAGTAGAAATAGGTCCATGCAAACCAGCGATACCTTTTGCGCGATACCAATATTGATGTGGTGTACATTGGGTAAAATCTAAGTCAAGGTCAATCTGTTCTATTAGTGGAAAGAAGTATTCTATCTCAAGTTGTTTTGGACCCCAATCACTAAAATCTACTTTACAAGTACTCATTAAATCACCTCTATGTTAATTGCCTCAGTATATAAACCACGCATATATGATTTAACTTTTTCTTTATCAACATCAGTTTCAATTGATTCAATGTAATTAGCAAGAACAGAAACAGTATCTTCTAAGTTAATCTCTTCATTGATTTCACCTGCTTCGAATTCAGAAAAGTCTTCCACAATCTTAATTTCATGGCAACCCTTATTATATAACTTTTGACTGAACTTGTCAAATTTATAAAAATCAGTTTTTTCCAAAACAATTAATTTAACATATTTTTCACTAAGGTCTAAACTATCGAGATCGATCGGGTCGGTTTCTTTGTCGGTGTATTCGATTCTTTCGAACATTCGATAAGGATTCTCAATGAAGTCGAGGTGTCTTGTAGAGAAGTCGAACAAGTGGAATCCTCTGGGATCGTTATAATCCTGCCAAGTAAGTTCGTACGGATTTCCCAAATAGTAAATATTGCGGTCGTTACTACGATGATGATAATGACCACTAAAGACCAAATCAAATTTGTTGAAAGTTTCTGCAGAAAATCCTTCATGGGATTCCATTCCTCTATACATTGCGAATCCAGCAATCTCTAAATGCCCCATGCATAATGTAGCTGTAGTGTTTTTTATTTCATCAATACTATCTGTATAATTTTCAGGACAGATCCAAGGTAACATACAAACATCAAACCCATTTACATTAATAGTTTTTGGTTTATCAATAACTTCAATGTTGTTATATTCAGCTAGCAACAAATCAGGAGAGTTTACTTCATTGGTATTTTTAAAATATGTATCATGATTACCAGCAAGCATGTAAACAGTAATACCACGCTCTTCTAATTTATCGAAGAACATTTTCTTGGCTCTATCTAAAGCATAAAAATTGACGTACTTGCGTCGATCAAAAGTATCACCAAGAACAAGAACAGTGTCAATACCATTTGCGTCAAGAGTAGGGAAGAAAGTATTGTCATAGAATTTTTGAAAGAAATCTAAGAAAGCAATACTATCATTACGAGCACCAAAGTGCTGATCTGTAATAATGGCTACTTTCATTCGTGCGGGACTTCCTTGATTTCAATTAGATCTACTGTTTTGGAAAACTCAACTGCCTTTTCAAAATTGTTAAAAATTTTATATGCAATAGATGGTGTTGTTAAATTCTTTGCGTGATAGTTATATCTTACCATATACATTAGATGAACCCTACCTTTCTTTCAGTTGGTTTATTATTTTGAGTGTTGAAAATTTCAGCAATAGAAAATTCAACAACCTTTCCTGCTGGAACTTCAGGAACATTTCCATTAAGTTTTTTAGCAAGTATATTTGCGTCAAATAATGATAATGGTTTAAATTCAACAATATCAAAACATCTTCCTGGACGAGTCAAAGCAGAATCAATATCACGGATAGATGGTAAGTTAGTAGAAAAAATCATTTTCTTACCTTTAGTTGTAACAAGACCATCACCTACGTTTAAGAATCGGTGCATCATTGTATTACCATCGCTACGTGGTTTAAGGAATGCGTCACTATCTTCAAGAACCATTACGTTATCATCACTCTCAATAAAACGAGCAAAGAAACCATCCTTATCAAGGATTGCTGAATCATAAGAAACAATTGCTGAAGAATTTGTATGGGCAAGTAAGCCACGAATGAATGTTGTTTTACCAGTTCCAGGTGGACCGATTAACAATAAAATATTTGCTGAAGATTCCATGTAACGATCATAATATGATTCAAGAGTTTCACCTTTAAGGAAAGGATACATTTCAGCACATGGGAGTCGATCGCGATTTAGTGGAACATTGACAGATTGTCCATCACTTCCATATACCCATTCTATATGACAAGTTACAACATTAAATTTTGATTCAACAATTCCAATAATAGAATCAGCAAAATCAGCATCACCATAAGCACGAACAGTTGTGGTATTACTATTTACATCAAATTTAATATAATTATTAGTATCACGTTCAATGATAATACCGTTTGAAGAATTACCTTGAATATGAAGTTCATTTTTAAATATTTCTTCTGCCCATGTTGCCCAGTGTTCTCTATTACAAAGAACATCAGTTTGACGATGGATAGTGCGTTGTCCTGCTTCAACACGACGCTTCAAAATTTCTGAAGTAATTAAATCATCAAAATCACTGACACCTAAAAAGATTTTTTCGTTTGTATTTTCATTCATAATTTTATTCAAGTTAAATTGGTTATCAAATGCATCCCATACATAGCGTTTTAAAGTTCGTTGTGTTTTACGACGACTTCTAGCCGATTTGATCGGTGGGTAATTCCGAGTTGATGCTGTTAGATTCGCCATCCAATCCTGTATTGTTTGCGTCGATATTCCCATTGATATTCTCATCATCTATAAATGCGTTTAAAGTATTTTCCATTTTCTTTTTTGCAGCTTTTTCTTTTTTCCTGCCAATGAAATCATCAAAGGTAGAATTCTGCTGCATAAATTCAAGATATGCATTATGAAACTCGCCACTTTCGTCTTGTTCTTGAAGTTCGAACATTTCAAAAGGCATATTCTGAATTAGTTTACCTTTTATATAAGACTGCTTCTTTTCTTTAGCAATCCTGCGTAAAAATGCGTAGTAAATAATTTGTGTGAAATAAGCAAAAGGATTGCTAGATTTGGAAGGATCGAAGTTATCAATATATTGAATACAATTCTCAATGCCATCAAGAATCATATCATCACGATAACTGTAATTAATAAAATTTGGTTTATATGATAAATGCGTTGCAATCTTTAAAATACATTCACCAATATAGTTGCTAATAACTGGCTTGGGCAAATCGTTTTCTTTAGCGTGTTTTACTTTTTCTTTCATCTCAACAATTGCTGCGAGAAAATCTTTATTGTTTACGTAATGAGCCATAGCATTTTTTACTTCCTTTTATTATCAACATATACATAGTATACCTTATATAAACAAAAAAGGCAAACTTTGTTTTAACTTGCATCTTGCAGTTAATTTAGATTTGCCTTGTGTGCCAACAGTGGGTATAATAACCATGTCGGGTTTGATATGAGTTAATGTTTAGTATCGTTTCCTTCTACGTAATGTCCTATTTGATCCTCTGTTTGTTCCTCTCCCAATGCATTATCTAATTCGTCTCCAAAGATATCTGTTAATAATCTGATTCTCTTTTGTACTTCTTCTGGAGATAAATGCGTAGTTTCTTCATGCTGATAATCTAATTCATTTTGCATTACGATTTTCTTATAATGCGGAATCATTACTTCCTTAAGAGGTTTAATATAGATTACGTTTTTCTTATCTATATCAAATACATTATCGTTTGTAAATTGGCAATAAGGATGTGCAGTAATATGTTCTTTACCTTCCTGTGGAACAGGAATTGATCTAATAATCATTGGAGAAATTATTTGTATATGGGTTTCATCTTCTTGTTCTAATACACCCATAATCTGCTCACCAGTACTTAATTTAAGCACTACGTAATATTCGTTACCAGTTAACATAAATCTACCTCAACTAGTTTAACTTTAAACTCTTCTTCAGCGTAAGTTTTATAACGCTCTGCAGCATGATTTAATGTATGATTCTTCCAAGACTTCCAATGCAAATCATCGGCAAGGTCAAACAAATTACAAGTAGTCTTACCATCTTTTAAACGTAATCCACGACCAATTGATTGTAGATTTCTAATTTTACTTTTAGATGGTGATGCAAAGATTACGTTTTCAAGTGATGGGATATTAATTCCAGTACTAAAAGTACCAAAAGAAGCAATGATAATGGCGTCATTTTCTCCCTCCGTTATATGACGAATAGCTTCCCTATCAGTGGT